GTTTACCTGGTAAACAACTTGAACGCATAGTTTTTTACCGCCAGCTCTGTCAACAGTAACAACTTGAACTTTCATATATTAATTATCCTCCATCTGTTCGTTAAGTAACATTCTTTTTTCTAAATGATCGATTATATCAAAACTATCTTTTTTAACTTCGCTTTCCTTCCATGTGTTTCCATTAGCAATACATTTACCTAAACCAGTAAGAGCATAAGTTTTACCTTCTTCTGGTTTATCATAAGTAGTCTCTTTAGTTTTTTTTAAGCCATCGCCAGTATATTCATACTCTGTAATTTTAGTAACTGGATCTGGTTTATTATTATAAACAACTTTTTTAGACATTACGCAGCCTCCTTAACTTTCATAACTCTTGTTATTTTTTCTGGGTATCTTTTTTTTTCATCCTCATCATCGTTAGTTTCAAAAGGAACATACCAAACATCAGCACCAGCAGAGATAGTTTTTGTAGTAACATCTTTACCAGCAACTAATCTTTTGGTTAATTTTATTTTGTAACAAGCATAATATTTGTCATCACAAGATCCTTTATCTACAACAGTACCTTCAATAAAACTTGCTTTCTCTCCAAATTGAGCAAAATCGTAAGCTCTAATTTTATCTCCGAGATCAGCAACATTTTCAAACATCATTAAGCAGCCTCCTTTTTTATAACACATTCACAACACGCTAAAGTTATTTGAGTTTTATCTTCTGTGTTAATAAATTTGTGTTTGGTTTGTTTATTACATCCAACTCGACATTGTGTGAAACAATATTCATTTTTTGGTTTTTTATCCCAGACAAATAAAGTCTTACCAATAACTTTGGATGACTTGTTTTTTTGTGGAAGGATTTTTTGTGTAAAGTATTTCTCTAATGCAGAGTAGGTAGTGAACTTTTTTTTCTGAAAGTTTTTAACCATACAATATATATAGTTACCTATCTGGCAATAGTCAAGATATAGATTTGCCAATCTGGTAAGTTTATTTAGGCGTAGGAGGGGTATTACTAAAGTTAATTAGTTTAGAATAGTTCTAAAGTAAAATATCTAGGCTTCTATTTTACTTAATTGGTCTTGCAGACTTATAACAGCAATCAATTTTGAATGAGCTGTTTTACTTATAGCCGCAATCCCTGGAGGATACATTCCCCCATTTTTTGCTTTAAGTCTCGTTATCTTTGCGTTCAGAGACTTTCTTTCTTTCTCGATCTGACTTATTTTTTGTGTCAGATGTTGGTAATGATTTATCATTACTTACCTCTTTTATTCTAGCGAACTCAAAGCTAACAGTTTTACCATCAACTTCATATTTAGCTGCATCGCTAGGTATGGTTTGTTTTGCAGCATCAGAAACAGAATTAAAAACTTCACTTGCTGTAAAGTTTGCGCTTCCATTCCAGAATTTTTCAATCTTCTTGTTCATTTGGATAATCACGTTCTAAAATTATTTTTAAATAGTGGATTGCCTTTTTAATATCTTCAGATTTATTTTTATTTTGATGTCGGCACACATATTTTACAACATTTCCTTCAGCAAACAATAGTTTATTTTCACTTATAAAATAAGCTGGTTCCACTTTCATTTTTTTATAATGATTTCCTTGGATCTGCTCTCCTAAACATTCATAATTAAATTCTTTAAAAATATCTGGATGCGTCATTGCTTTATTATCTGAATGCTTCTTGCTTTTCCTGGTAATCTTTTTATCCATTTTCTATCTTCTAACTGGCTTACTCTTTTGTTAATCGAATTTTTTGATTTTAAACCTACCGCCATCTTCATTTCTTCGTAAGATGGCGATATGTTTTTCTTTGCAATATAGTTTTTAATAAACTTAAAAAGTTTAAGTTGCTTTGCAGTTAAACCATATTGATCCATTCTGTATTACCAGGGAGCATCTTCAAGAACTGGAGCTGCTGGTTGCGCTGGTGCGCCATTTCCAGTACCCGTTTTCTTGATAGTAATCTTTAAAGATTTATCTTCTTGGATATAAGCAGATGCTTCCATCCATACTCCATCAATAGTAAAGTTTTTTCTGTACGGCTTACCCGTTTTTTTATTAACACTTTCACTATCTGTTAAGATAAGATCTGGTCTATTCTTTGTCTCTGGTTTTTGAGGATCCTTATCTCCATTTCTTTTCAAACTAAATGTTGCCACCCAGTTTGGATCTAGTGGTTTTTTAAAATCAGCCATATATGTTTATCCTTTCGTAAATTGCTGTTTTCTATCTACAAAGGCTTTTTTTAATTCTTCAAACCTAGGTAAATCTTGTGTTTTAAGCTCTGTTAAAAATTTTTTATTTTGACTTTTTAACTGCTCTAAATTTGCTTGGTGGGTACACCTTTCAATTCTTTGCATGATTATAGCTGCATGATCTAATTTAATACCCGTGTTTTCATTGTTGTTAAATTTTTCATTTGGCATTTCTTGATCTGAATACACGTTGCCGTGAATACCTAATGCTTTTAGTATGACACGATCCACAGCTCTTTTTTCTGCAACAGCTATTGGATATTCAAACTGGTTATTTTTAGGAGATACTTCTCCTAATGAATAAAATTTTTTCTGATTGTATAGAGCTGCTGCTTTAACTACGGCTACATCTTTTTCTAAATTACAATTAACCAAATCAATATTAGTTTCGATATTGTAAAGTTGAGCTAATTTTTCTACCTCTAAATGTTTGATAATCCATTTGCCTGGCTTATGTTCCCACATTCCACCATTTTTTTTTAATTTTTCTAAATAACTTTCAAGTGCGTTTAAATTAATAACTTTACCCATTTTTATTCTCTTTCGCATAGCCAGAGTTTGAATGAAGGTAAAAGAATACTGCTGTATTAAAACCTTTGTCGTGCATCGCTACACGATCACTCTGGCTATATTTAACGAAACTAACTAACGCTAAAGAGAGAGCTAAAACTATTCCCACAAGGAGCAATCGATGTTTCAAATAGTTTTTTTTTGGTTTCGCTAAATGTCGGTTCAGCAGCCATGGCTGTAAATTCATAACTAATGGATCTGGTTTAATTTCTTTCATGCTAACCCCCATAGTTTCATTGCAATATCTCTGTGTTCTCCCATACCCTTCCAAAAGAAATGGTTAAAGTCTGGAGCTATATCTTGATGCCAGGTAGTTTTGCCAGCGTGATTTTCCATTACTCTTTCTCTACGCTTGGCTACCATAGTTAATCTATTAAGATGTTTTTTTAAATTTTCTGGTTTTAAATCATCGCAATTTTCTGGTGTAAAAATATTGTATTGTTCTTCATTCATTACAAACAAATGAGGTTTCTTTTTTTCTTCACACGCAAAATAATAAAAAGCAACTTGGCTTAAATGCTCATCAAATCCTAAATAACCTTCATCTAGTTTAGGTAATGAATAGTTTGATGTACCATCTTTTCTGGGTCTATTTTTTTTACGCCATTTAGTTTTAAGTTCTACAAAATTATTCTCATCTTCCAGATCTATTCTACCTATTGTTGGAAGTATGCAGCCATCTAAAGTTAAAGCCACAGATCTTTCACATTCAATAGGGGAGGTTAAATTAATTTCTCGTAATCCAGTTTTTAATGTTTGAAATGCTTTAGCTAAACCTAATCGATTTACATCGTGTTGAGCTGCATCGTTATCATCTACTGCTTCGTATAAATTAAATTTATCTAAAATTTTATCAAAAACTTTTCTTTGTGGTGGGATCTCTTTTTTAACTAATCCTTTACCTACTTCATGCTGCCATAAAAAATTACCAAATACTAATTGAGCTAGATCTCCAATACAAACACCAGAAAACATTTTAGAATTTATTGGTAAAGCTCTACGTTGTTCTTGTGTAAGATATAAATATTTATAACTCCATAAATCATCTGCTGCGTTTAGCTGCGATGGCGACCAATGATTTAATTTATATAGCTCTACCCACTCTGGTAGATCTTTTATATCGTCTAAAAAATTATCATTATCCATATCAACTAAACTTTATTGGAACGATTTTAGAACAAAAATAGTCTTATTGGCAAACATTATTACCAAATATGTTTAACCTCTGGTTGTGGAGAGTGGGGATAATTAGGTATTAAGATTATATTTTTCGAAAAAAGACATTTTTTTTGGTGCTGAAATTTTAATCCAATCTGGATTTACACCAACTGATAACTCATTAAATGGTTTTTGTGTTTTAGGGTGTAATAAATCTAATGTGTAACTAGGTGTGCTTTCATTAATTTTAACTAAAGCAACTAAAGGCGTACATCCTTGTTTAGTTTTTTTTGCATTTGGTTCCAAATAACAAATTTTACCAATACTATCTTCATGGAAACCTTCGTAACTATTTTTTATACCTTTTCTTTCAAATAATAATATTTCTTCGTGATGTTGACTTCCTATCTTATAAAATTTAACTGCTTTGGTTTCTGGCGTATAATAACCTTCTGGAATTACAACATTTTGATAATATTTTTTACTTAAATTTTTAACCATAAAACTATCATCAGTATATGAATGTAGTTGTATCGTGTTTATTTTTTTTGGTGGAAACAATATTGCAGCTGGATCACATTTTAATATTTTAGAAATTTTTATAGCGTTCTCTGGTGTAATCTGTCTTTCTTCATTAAACCAACGATTGATTGTTACAACATTTCTATCTAATTTATTAGCTAACTCTTTTTGAGTTACGCCAACCTGGTTCATTTTTTCTTTTAAAAAATTCATTTCGGTTTTTTTATTGTTATTTATGTCTGTAACATTATTTACCATAATGGCAACGTATTATCATTAGTATATTGTGTCAATCGTTGTTACCAACTTTATACATATTTTTACAACTCGGGGTGCTTGTGGATACATATATGAATAAACACAACATATATGGCAAACACTATTGCCAATAAGGTTATATTTCCATAATGACAACGCATGGGATTAGAAAAATTTAGAATAAGCAAAGGTTTATCCTACAAAAAACTAGCAGATTTAATTGGAATTACTGGGGTTTCTTCAGCAACCACTACTTTTAGGTGGTGCAAAGGATCTAGGATCCCTGGTCGAAATTGGATGGCAATCATTAAACAAAAAACAAATGGCAAGGTACAGCCGTCAAGTTTTTATGAATAAAAAGAAACAGAAATTGCATGGAAATATAAATGATTACCCGTTGGTTGAAGTTAAGTGGCTTGATTGTCTTGCTGATAACAGCTGGATGTCAATCGACAAAGCAGCCAAACTTGAACCCGCTATCGCTTATTCGGTGGGTTATAAGCTCCTCCAAACAAAATCAAAAGTTACCATTTTTGCCGATTACACAATCGATCCCGAAGATCAATCAATCACAGTAGGTAACACTAACACTATACCCGCTGCCTGGGTGCAAGAAGTAACGGAGATAACTTTTAAATGAAATATATAATTTTATTTTTAGTTTTGTTTAGTTTTAATGCACAAGCTAATGAGAATTGGCCACCAGAATTTGAAAAATTTTGTAAAGTTTATATGGTTTATGTAAACGAATATCCAATGCACTTTGCTGCTGGCTGTTGTGATTTTAACCACCCATCTAATGACAGACAAAAAATAGAAT